TCTGTCGGGTGTGTGTGGTACTGCCCTGCTCATCCCGACAACGCCCAGAGCAGTACCAGAAATAGTTTAGCGATTAACGATGACCATCATTGGCTTACCAGCCTGCTTGGGTCGTGACGCTAAAGCAGCCGCCCAGATAGTGCAACGCGCCAACTCAATCGGCCCGGGACTGCGTTTACTGCTTAGGGCTAACTGGTTGCTTTGCATAATTGCCACTGATCTGTTCATGTGTTCGGCAAGGTTTTGCTCGCCTTGGTGCACCAGTTTTGCATCGTTAATTTGTGCCCTGACCAGTGAGGTGTAGCGCAATAGTTCGCCGTAGCCCACGACCTTTGTGCGCCTAGTCAAAGGCAATGGCACATGATGTTCTAACGCTGGGGTAACGGCCAGCCCAAGTAGTGGGTGTTCGGCGCAGGCATCCATCATGGCTTGCTGGCACTCTGCTAAAGACTGCACGACAAACTCAACCGAGACATGGACTACGCCAACATCATCAACAGCTGCACGAACAGCAACATAGCGAGAGCCGTCGAGCGATGAGTCACACGCTAGCCAACCATTATCTGGGCCTTGAATATCAGACAGGCAGGCATCCCACTGCCCGGGCTGTAGCCAGCAGGCATCAGCATTGACAAATTGGTTAAGGCTTGCGCGTAGGAAAGATGATCTGTCTGGGTGGTCAGCATCTATCAACATTGACTGCAGCTCAAGCGTCTGCCCAAGCGCAGGGTTAGCCCAACCCCACCATTGCGTATCCATCACATCTACCCCGGGTGGTGGTGACCACTCTGCAAAGTAGAAAGCCCCGGCACGTTGCTCACCAATCAGAGACAGCCCTAACTCGCGGTATCTAAGCATGGCCGTTGAAGCCTCAGTGCCAGCAGTAGAAGTCATCACCATCATGGGAGAACCACCAGCAGTACGCACGTTACGAGCCTTCATAGTTGGGCGCAAAGAATGAGCCATCACAGCATCATCCACTGCATAGATTTCATCAACCCAGATCAAGTCAGCCGACAGCCCCATACCTGCACTAGGCGTAGCAGCCTTAATGAACCAGCGGCTGCCGTCAGGCATCTGCAATTCCATACGGCCATAACCCCACTTAGGTTTAGCGTCAAAATACTGCTCTAAAATTGGGGCTAGAAATTGGTACTGCAAGTTAGCTAGTGGCAACTCATGAGCAGAACTAATAACGGTCTGAGGCTTACCGCGTAGCGCTGCAATGCTGGTCAGCCAAGTGCCCACAATCGCCTGCCCTAAAACAGTCTTGCCATTTTGACGTGCCACAGTGATAAGCCCGGAACGATTAACCAAGTCACCATCAGCATCAGACTCAAGCAAACCCATAGCGGCATGCACCTGCCACTCCATCAACTCAACCTGCATATATTTACGCGCAAACTCAACCACCAAAGGCGCATACACAGAAACCCCTGTAGTCACAGTTTCCAATCTGGGCTGAGTCCTACCAGTTACCGCCAGTTCCGTGCAGTCCTCGCCAGTCTCGGCCAGTTCGCTGCCACTTGGCGTTATCTTGCGTAAAGGCTTGCTCGGGGTAGGGGTTTGCCCCAAAAAAGTCGTATTTGTGTTTTGTTTCGGTGGGCCATTAAGAGCCGCGTTGCGTGCTTGTTGTCGTTGTGCGGTTTTGTTGTTTACATAGATGGCTCCGCGTTTGCTGTTGCATGTTCTGCATGAGGGCACTAGGTTCTCTGTGCTGTCGTCTCCGCCTGCGTCATGCTCGATGAGGTGGTCTGCTTGTGTTGCGACTCCGCCGCACCAGTGGCATGGGGGGTTGCCGTCTAGGATTGCTGCTCTGTTTTGTCGGTACTGCTGGGTTGTTTTTCTATTGCCTGCCATGTGGTGATGCTACTAGCGCCCTTGCTTCGCTGCGGTTGCTTTCGTGTGTGTGCTTATCTCGGGTGTTTGTGCCCCCCACATTTCACAGCTGTGTGCTGTTGGCTGCCGGACTGTTTAGGGTGGACACCATACGCCTTTTGTGTAGTTAGGGAACTCTGAACAATGACTGACCCCCAAGGCTCTTCACGTTAAGTCATCTCAAGTATTGGGGCGCATTGCACTACCCCTGTCCCCAGGTGTTAATTCCTGCACAGTTCAATCCCGTACGAGGCCATGCGTGTGATCAGTTGTGTTGTGGTTACTTGCGTAAGCCTTGAATGATGGCTACACCGATGGAGATTAGCAGGGCATACCAAGCCAGTATCAGCATCCTGACAGCCTGTGTTCTATTTCCTGCAGCTGCTCAGGTCGCCAGATGTAAACCTCAGCGTGGCGGTTCAAGATGGCTAGCCAATGGTCTTGGGCTATGGATGTTTTACCTTTAGTCGTTTTGAGCTCTGCGAATATCAAGCCTTTAACAGGGTGGCATAGCACTAGGTCTGGGAAACCTGCTGCGCCTGTGGTGATGTATCGCCCGGTGCGTGTCATTGAGGGCTGTGCGTGGTGGCAGTCCCAGCCATGTAGGTAAGCCAGCCCTTTGACCTGTTGCAGGAATGAGGCCTCAGAGATTGGTGTCATTTTGCGCCCAGCAGAAAACCGCAAAAGAACACTGCAATAATTAACACAAGCTGCGTAAATAGGTCGGTCATCAGAATGGTTCCTCTGGTGTGTCGTACTGTGGCGCTGGTGTCTCGCCTGATTTAAGCGTGTCAATGTAAGCACTGGCTTCGCGTTTAGTCATGGCCTGCAAATTGGCTGGCGGTACTTTGCCCATGGATTTACAGACGGCTCTAATCATGTTCTGCTGTTTGTCGCTGGCTAGGTTGCTGTTCTCGGTCACTTGCGTGTCGCCTTGCATCCTGACCACCTTGCCCATTTCCTCACGGCTGGGGCGCTTGTTGATGTCAGACCCACTCATCCCAGCGTTAGCGAGTGCACGACCCACAGCGCCTGTTTCACAGTTCTCAAGATGGCTGGTGCGGTTCACGTTGCCTTGGCCGCGTATTTCCTCTGCCCAACCCGTAGCGATAATTTCGTCATTCAGCCACAGCTCACACTTGAACACAGCAATGTCTGCTAGGTAGTGCACTAGATCAGTGATGACCCGGGCATCTGGGTGTGCTTTTAGAAAGCGGTCAAGCCTGCTGGCTACTGGTTCGTAATCGTCAAGGTTAAAAGCCACGGGCGTGCTCTTTCTCTAAGCGGTCTAGTTCCGCATTGCAGTAGTCCAGCGCTTTTTTCAGCACTTCTATTTCTTGGTCTTTGGCGTAGATGATTTTGTTTAGGTCGCGTTCGTTTTGGTACAGCAACTCAGCCACGTCATCATTGTGGGTGTACTCACTCATGTGTTTGTTTCACAGTGCTGATGTAGGTAATGCCTTTAGAAGCGCCAGAAGTGTTAAGCGATGGGTGCCACGCTTGGCGGTTTTGCTCAGCGATGGTGGGCAGGGAATGAAGCAAGCCAACCACTTCGAGCACAAGGCTTGACTCTTTGAAGCGCAGCTCTATTGCTAGTTGGTTGCTTAGGTTCATTAGTCGGGCGATTAGTTCACCTGTTGATGTTTCCATTTGTTTTCCTTTGTTAGTTTCCTGATGTTGCTCGCCAGTGACCAAGACCACCATTGCGGTACAGATACTGTGCCACTTTGACATTGCATCTGACATTTAGCAGTGCCTTGATCACATCTTGTTTTTTACAGACTGCGCGTGTCACAGTAGCCCATGAGCCTTGTATCTGTAGCAAGCCCACATCTGGGCGGCCATTAGACCTGATAGCAGACAGGCTTTTAGGGTTACAGCGACTCTCTCGGTAGGCAATTTTAGACATGACCGGGACAACCTTTTTAGGGAAATACTCACGCAGTAGCGGTTCCCATTTAGGGCATGAAAGAGCAGCTGCATCTGCGTGGGCTGGGGTGGATAGGGCGAGGATTAGCGATAGTGCCATGAGTTTCTTAATCAATTCTCTGTACTTCTGTAGGCGGCCCCCATGAATGCCAAGACTCTGCACGTTGGCAGACTTGGGTATAAACAATCAGGCCTGTGGACAAGTCTGTAAAGACCTGCACCATGGTTTTCTTATCTTTAGACCTTAGGGCGACATAGCCCCATGTCGGTATCATGGTCGGTTCGCCATCATCTTTAGGTAAAGCCAGCAACTGACCCAGCCCATGATGAAACTGATGATGAATTGGGTATCGGTCATGCCCAGCCCCTGACTATCTCCATGCCCTTTGCCGTGATGGCACACACAATGCCCTGAGAGCCACTTAGGAGCGCCCTACGGATGCCTAAGTCCTCAATTAGTCCAATGGTGCGCAAGTCACTGCAGCGCTTCCAATAGCCCTTTATTTCGTGACCAGCCAGCGCGGCTCTAGCGCCTGCTTCCTCATCAGTGAGGCCAAGAGTTGCGTAGAAGTACTGCTCGAGCAGCACAGCCCTGTGGGTGCCTACCCTGACAGGGTTTACTTGGCGTGATGTCTCAGGGTCTGAAGCCCTGAACAGTGGTAAGTCCTCTAAGAGGTAATCCTTCATGCGTGACATTTTGTTTCCTTTGGTTAGAGCCATTTGAGTGGCTGGTGATTACTTTACACATTTTGCGAAGTCGGTGGGGGATTTCGCCAATGGAAACAAACTACTGCCCCCCACCTAGCCTCAGCACCGCTCAAACAGTGGCTGAGAGTCCTTTACGGCAACACGGGTGGCTTGTCGCCACACACATACTGCCAATGCCAAGCCTCAAACTCTGGGCTTTTTGGGTCTGAGCCTTGCAGGTAAAAACCATACTTAGGCGCGTTGGCACACATCCAGTCAAAACATTTACCGCCCATAGAAACAATGGCACCGTCTTTTTCATATCCCACGTCAATGGCAAGACCAAAGCCATGGTTAGAAGTGCCCGGCACACCACTAGGTGATTTGCCTTTTTTGAGGTACCACAGTTTGTCTTGATACTTGCGTGTCACTTGTGGGCTGCGGCCTTGGTCTTTTAATGCGTAGCGGTCAACGAACATGGCTAATTGTTTATCGAAGGGGCGGTAGTCGCCTACATTGCGCAGCTTGTAACCAGCGGTCAGGCAGTCGGCGTAGAGCTTGTTAAATGCCATTGCTGCACCTGTCCACATTTCGCCACCTGTCTTAACTTTTTTAAGCATTGCTGGGGTTAGGTTGCCGTTGCCTACTTTGGCTACTTCGGCTGGTAGC